GAATATTTAATGTAAATACCCTTTAATTTCGTTTAAAGCCTCTTAAGGTAACATCCTGAACAGGATTATCAATATTGGCTTTAGCCTTTAGAGCATTTCTCTGCAGGTTCCAACCAATCATTGCATCCACATCAGGAGCAGATTCACCTTCCTTGAGACTTCTACCAATAGCCTTCTCAATCTCTAAGTCCATGTTAGCCTGACCCTGAGCCTGTTGTAACTCAAGAGCGCGCTCATGCTTAGTACCATTAGCAGTAATTTCAGCATCCACATTACGCTGCTGAGCTGTTGCATTATACTGTGCAATCTGTGCTTTAAGCAACTCATTCTGTAACTGCTTATTCTCTTCAAGAACTGGGTCTGGTTGAGGCTGCCAATTTCTTAACTTCTCAGCTAAATCAGGTAACTTCTTCAAGTCAGCTATTTTAGCAAGAATTAAAGACATAAAGGTAGGGTCACCAATATTAGGGCCTATTGTCTGTAGGACAAATGCTAAATCCTGACTCTTAGCTTGGTCAAGCTCTGCAGTATTGATATCTACTTTAAGGTCAAAGTTACCTTTAATATCTTCACGCTTAATTTCTTCAAACTTTGCATTAGTTACTCGGATAACTTCTACATCTGATAAGAATTCTGCATTCATAGCAATAATCTTGGAACCAATATCACATACACCTTTGGCAATACGTCTTAAGATAGCCATCTCACGTTTACCTGATGCAGATAAGGCACCTCTAATACCTGTAGCAACATCACCATAGGAAGTAGAAGTAATGCCTTCAGTAAATGCTTTAATACCTGTTAAAGCTTCTGCATCTAAATTCTGCTGCTGAAGAAGATTAAATGCACTTTGTGGAATCTCAGGGAATGAATGCATTAAGTATCCACCATTAGCAGGAGTTAATCCTCCTGGATTAAATTCATAATCTAATCCCTGTTCAAATCTACGTTTATTGATTGCGTCAAGCATTCCTTTAGCATAACCCTGCTGGGAGTTAGCACTTCTACCCATTAAATCAATAATAGAACGTAGGATAGCTCCACTAATATGCTGATTCTCTTCTAGCATTTCAGCATCAGGTTCACCATATAAAGAGAATTCAATTGGAGAATAAGGAATGAATACAAAAGGAAGTTTCTTATCAGGATATGGATTTACTTCCATACGGATTAGAGTATCACCAATCCATGTAGCAACAATAGGAGTTAGACTACCATTACCTTCAATATCTTTATAACCCCAGAATTCATATGCTACTACTCTACGAAGTAATTTATCCTTCATCTGAGCAGATTCATCATATGAGATATTTGAAGTATGGGATACATTATTGCCTGCCTGAATAATGTTTTCATCCCAGTTAACTTTATCTAGATTCTTATAGATACCTGCCTGAAGTAGTTCTGCTTTATTTACTTCCATAGAACAGATAACAAACATTGCCTTATCAATGTCTCCATCACAACTAGGGTCTACATATACATTTTCAGGACGCATTAATTCAATAATAGGTTTATTCTCTATAATCTCTTCAGACTGAATTGGTTCCTCACCAATAGGAACTGCCTGAACAGTCTGTCCCTGTTTATCAGGATTCTCTTCTAGGAATGTAACAACTGCCTTAATTTCATCTGGAAGGTCTTCATACTGTCTAGGATTAGCTTCCTTTAACTGCTGAGCCTCCTGAATCTGCTGAGCTAGCATAGGCTGCTGTGAGGGCATAAATGCATATTTAGGAACCATCTCAATAGTAGGTTTAGTCTGTCTATCCCATCCTACACGGACAATAGCAGTTCCTTCATTAACACATGCTCTAACAATATTATCAATAAGTTTTACTTTATTAATCTTTGTATCAAACTGCCAATTCAGCAATAACTCACACTGTCTTGCAGCATCAACATCTTCAAATGTACGGGGATTAACCTGAAAGATTCTATCAGAACCAAGGAAAGGTTCTGTAAGAGCTGAGTATCTCCATTCTGCCTGTCTTCTAACTACTTTAGGAACAATAGTAGAACGATTAGGACTATTAGGATTCTTTTTAACTTTTTCTTTACCATCTACTCGAAGTAATTCTCTCCAATGAATGATTTTATTTACATTCTTATCATGAGAATTACGGGCCACATCAAGATTTAACTTGAGTTCTTTCAGAGTAGGTTCTTTAGCCCAATTAGTTAATTTAGAAGTGTCTGTACCTCCAAAAACTTTGACCATATCACTCATGTAAATTCTCCATCTGTTTTAACTGTTCACCTATCTGTCGTAACTGTCTGTCACGGAGTTCAAGAGTTTCTCTGAGGAGTTTAACCACTTGTCTGCCTTCGACAATACTTCTGTCGAATTTGGCTGTGTAGTCTGATAAATCAGTGGACTGACATTTACCTTGCTCTGACAAACGTTGGTATATTTTGGTTCGCTGTTCAGACTCTGACAACCTAACAGAGTATTCATCATTAATATTACGAAGCTGAGCTTCATAGCTTTCTTTAACATCTACAATCTCTTTCTGTAAATCATTATTTTTATCAATATACTCTTGAAGAGCTTTTTTGTGTATCTCTTCTACTTTCAGCATTTCATTCTGATACTTAATTGTTTCTTTATGCCATTCTTCTCGAACATCTTTTTGTCCTAATGAATATGAAAAGGAGGCTACCGCTCCTAGAACAGTAACCCCAATTAATATCCAAGATAATTCTTTGGAAAATATCATAGTAGGTTATATGCCTCCTCCCAAGTGGAAGCACTAATATTCTTAGCTTCTGAACCACATTCGTACATAGTAATAGCTTTACCCAAAGCAATGTGAATCTCTTTGCTTAAACTTATGTCTGCTTCAGGATTTACACCTAAATCCTTTGCTACTTTCTTATAATAAGCTGAAGTGTCATTTTCATTGGAAGGAGCCCATCTACTGATAATTTCTTTTACTGTGTGAAGGTGATACTTAGTGTAATAAGTAGAAAGCAATTTAAGAATTGCTCTACAGCCATACTTCATCTCCTTAAACACAATAAATCTTGTGTCAGTCTGTTCATCAGCCATTCCTAACCACTTGGTAGCATTCCTATCAATATTACCAGGGTTATTATTTCTCATGCCACGAACCATTGTTTTGACCTCCTTTGAAAATTACTTCTAGAATTAAATCTATCTTTGTTATGAATATTTCGGATAGCTCTAAAACAACTCTTGCTCCAATATTCCCAAGAATTATACAAACAAGTATTGCCTGTATTGGCTGAAAGTTCATTAAATCTTCCATAGCCCAAAAAGCATAATATGCTATAAAGATAGACATTGTAACATCTACTAGATAACAAATCATCTTAGGCTTCTTATTCTTCTTGATGGCTATGGCGTAATTTATAGAGCATCCCCCGATAGAGGCAATAAATGCATGAATTAGTCCGCTTTCTATCAGGGAGTTTAACATTACATCCTCCTTTGTTATGGGTTAGCCACTAAATAAATGTATATTGAAAATAATACCGCTGTAATCATATTCATCACCCTAGCTAATTCTATAGAAGGTATTTCTAGTGAATTCTTTCAGCTTATTTTTAATTATCTCCAATAGATATTGCCATAGGTACTTTATAAACTTAAAGAATAAACTAATCATATACACTCCTTAAAGTTACAACAAAGAGGAGGATAACCTCCTCCACCCTTTAATAATGATTGAAAGCCAACCAACATAAGAACTCTAGACTATCTAGATAGTAAGATACCTCACTCACGTTAGTGGTTGCTTTATCATTCTTAACCAAATTGAATACAGCCTTAAAGCCGGTATAAGTAGAATACATAGCATCTGCTACACCTGATGAAGCTATATCTATCCTTGCAGGAAGTCTAGTTAAATCATTATTATATTTCTCATACCAAGCTTTCCATAGATTTACCCAAGGATGATTTGAATTATACCAATATGCATATAAAGGGCAACGTATAGCATCCCAACCGGATTGTCTGTTATGATACTGGCTCCATCCAAATGTGCCTTCTGCACTTACAGTAAACCAGTCTGGAAGAATCTTCTCAGAAGGATTCATTGCAACAATAAAGTTAGAAGTTAGTCTTTCACCATCTGAAATAATCAGTGTCCAAATACTATCTCCTGTTACAATTGCAAAGTCTTTTAATGCACCATAAATGTAATAGCAAGGATTAATAGTTACAGTCTTATCATCCTCAACATCAGAATGGTCAAATCCTGTCCATCCCGGTAGAAGTAGAGTATACCCACCATAATCTTTTACACACTTATTTCTAATTGCATTAATGATTTCCTTAGCTCTATTTAGATAGGAGATTTCTCCCCAAACTTTAGCAGCTTTAATTAATGCCCATGCAGTTAAGATATCTCCATCAGTAGCATTATTCTTATCAGGAACATGATTCTCTTCACCAATTAAATATCTCCAACAGTATAGACCTGTCTCGGAATTTAATAGATGTGTATCTGCCCAATTTAGAGTCTTATCAAATGCTTTTCTATCTTTTGCAGCAACCTCAAATAATAGACCATATCCTGTAGACTCTGAGTGAGCAGCATTCTGGGATTCATCTCTGATATAACCTTCTTCCTGATTGAACCATCTCTTATATTTAGTCCAAGCAGTACCAATATCAAGTTCAGGAACATGAATCTTAGCCTGTAAGGTTTCAATGGTCTTAATTTCACCAAATTCATCAGAAGGCTCTTCTGGTTCTTCAGGTTCATCTGGTAAAGGTTCCTCAGGAGTATCAGGCTCTTCAGTAGAGAATCCATTAGGGTCAAAGTTAATATCCTCCTTGATTCCTCTAATATACTGTAGATAAATACCCCAGAATCTTAAGATTTCACCTGCCTGATATCCATAGAATTCACCATTTAAACCTTCTAGGTCAGGTTTCTGAGATACACCACCATTTAGAGGATGCTCAGGGGAACCAGCAACTATTAGGTACTTCTCACGCATGTACTTAACACACCAATTGATAAGTTCCTTTAAGTTATTCTTACTTACACTCATTCCTAACATTGCTGCATAGCATAATCCTGCTCCATACAGACAGATAATAGGGAAGTCATCATAAGACTGCTTAGTTACACCACCTGCTTCCATAAATAAATCAGGTAAGAACTCATGCATATCATAATAATTACTTAGGAAGTTTAACCATGTCTGACAGTAGCTTCTTAATTTTGTAGGAGCTGATTTATTCTGTAATTTAAACAGATATAAACTTCTCATAGGGCCAAAGAACGCTCTAGGCTCATATCCTGACCATGAATTATCAAAGGTTTCATTAGTAAAGGTATCTGCTACACCTTTCTCAATGGAATCCCAACGTTCCCAATAGTAGGACTGCATTACAGGGCCAAGTAAACCAAATCGTCTACTATAATCCTGCTGAGCATCATATAAGAATTCACACATATTATTCAGATACTCTTCAGCATCTTCATAATCTGAGAAATTATAAATTACAGGATACTGATAACCTGTGTATGGGAAACCACGCCATGCTTCAATAGAAGGAATATCTGCCTGATTGTTATTTCCATATGGGAGAGTTCCTGGAGTATAAGTTAATCTCTTAGTGGTTCCAGTACAATAAACGTCACCTAATGCAAATGCCCATGATGAATCTGTCAGGTTCTCAACCATAATGGATAGATACTTAATTGCACCACCTGAGAATACCTTTACAGAATCTCCTGAAGGTACGTTAACACAAGCCCATGAGAATACACCACCTGAGCTAGGCATTGAAATATTTCCCTCAGGGAAGAACTGAATAAACTCAACACCTGTAGGCCATACTAGAGTAGTACCACCTTTCCAATTACTCTGTTCAACAGGTAAATCCCAACGGGCCCATTTACCATTAGTTGCAGGAATAGTGAAAGTAGATTCCCATTCAGTACCATTAGCATCAGTGAACTTAGCTTTCATAGGGAAGTCACTTCTGTAAATCATATTGGAAGGAATAACTCTAATATTAATACTTGCTGATTTATCAGCATTATCATATGTATGCCAGAAACCAACTAAGCATCCAGACATACCTGAACTATCACCATGGAAATTAAAAGTAGTTACACCACCTCTAGATGTCCAAGCACCATAATTAATATTATCTTCTTCTGCATAACTTACAGTGGTTCTACCATACTTAGCTCTATTCTCAGTTTCCTCAGGGAAATAAGTAGTAAAGTTGGTATATGCACCTGCAGGAGCTTCATCATTAACATTAGTGTCATAAATAACTTCAGGAAGACTATTCTTAGAACAGTGTAGTGGAATATTCTTAAAATCCTTAACAGGTAAAGATAAGTGAACAACATTTAAATCACCTACTTTATTAGCCTGGGATAATTCAAAGGAACCAAGCTTATTACCTTTAACCACATAAGAATACTTAGTAGAAGATGTCTCAGATGTTCTTAATTCTAATTTCAGTCTCATATTTTCAGGAGCTGAAACACCCACATCTAATTCTAGAGTACCTGTCTTTAATAACTGAACAAATGTACCCTTGTTATCCATCCAAATCTTACCATGGTCATGGCCAAACCCTAGAATATAGCCACCATCACTTCTAGAGAAGGTAGGTTTGATTTCATCACCATTTTCACCCCATGCATATGTAATAGCTAAACCATCAGTCTTAAATCCAAAGTTACCTTTAACTTTACGGAAGAACTTCTGACCCTTATCAATATCACACATCTCTTTTAGAGTAAGTAATTCTGACTTATAAGCTTTCAAATACTTATCTTTCTTTGTCAGGGTATAAAGAATTCTTGAAGCATCTAAGAACCACTCTGAAGCATCAGATGCAGGCTGCAGATTACCTGAGTTACATGGAACCTGTAATGGCCAAGTAATATACTGCTCATTAGTTTTAATTAAATATCCACCTTCATCTAGAGGAGGCTTACAAGCACAAGTAGTCTTATAAACACCATTTACTGTAGTGTCTACTAGTTTAATGGTTCCACATTCCTCAGGAGGGTCTTCATCAATAATATTTGCTGATACACCACCCCAATTACCATTAAACTTAATCTTTTTATGGTCTTCATTAACAATCCAATCAACCATGTATTTTTCACCATTGCCAATTTCAGACCAGTCAACTTCACCATTTTCTTTTAATTTCTGTACTTCTGCCTTTACACATTCATACTGCAGGACACCCTTATATGCCATATAAGCATAGGTAAGGTATCTTCCCTTATACTTATTACCTAGTACACCAATACCATTTACATACTCTACTTCAGCATCTAACCATCCACTAGAATATGGAACAGACCAATTGATAGGATAGCATGCAAGCACAGGAGCTTTACCATTAACTACCCAATGGTCAGGCCAATAAGTAGGAGTATCAGGAATAGGTACACCACCATAGAATGTTTCTACATAAGCATCCCAATACTTCTCTGCTCTTTCTAACCAATCTTTTCTTTCATAGTTGGAACCAATATAAAGATGTAGAAATCCTAGAACAGCCATGATAGTAGCTTCTGTAGGAGCATTTCCATTAGGCCATCCCATCATTAAGGAATCATAGGAATAATGTCTATTATTATTAAATATTCCTCTTTCATTAACTACAAAATGGTCTGTATGGTTATCCTTAGCATCACCGGTATTATTATCTAGAAATTTTATAAATCCTTCTGCCATTGCAGTAATAGGCAGAGCCTTAGACTCTGCCGAATAATTATTAAGAAAACCCATTAATTAACTCCAAGCATTAACCATTGAACCTAACCAAGTCTTTCCTCCATCTACAGAAGAAAGCTGTACGACATCAATAGAATCTTTGGTAAAGGAAGTAACAGGTTTAATACCATCTAACCATTTAACATTTTCAGGCCAAGCAACTGTATTAGAACCTGTTCCCTGTTTTAGATAAATTCTAATTTCTGCCAGATTTGTAGGTGCTAATCCAGCACTATTAATCATGAATGTAGTGGTATCTGCTGAAAGAACAACATTATAAACATTGTACTTAGTAGGAATAATTGTCACATCTGACTTACCTGAAATACTGTTTATAACTAGACTTGAAGTAGAGGCAGAGCCTCCACCTGATGCAGAACCAATAGTATTCTCAATAAGATTAATCTTCTGTTTAATAGCATCAATCTCAGGAAATAATACCTCAGATGCAGAATGATAGGAAGCTAGGAATCTATCTACCTTATCACCGTTAATGGAACGGGTAACACAGTTCACCATGTGAACAGTTCCATCCTCATCTTTCTTAATGCTGCCATCTGCATTCTTTACTGCCTGAAGGAAATACCAATCACATACTAATGGGTCTAAATTATCAATTACATATTTCATTTATTCTTATGCTCCTTCTGTAGGCTTTGTTGGTTTAGAATTCTCTGCTTCCTTAGCAATAATCTCATCATAGACTTTAGTAATCTTCTCAATATTATCTGCCAAGGTCTGAAGAGTTGTAACCAATGGAACCAAAGTATTAATACTTTCCAAATTATTCTTTACAGTCTCTATTTCAGATAACTTATCATTAACTGCTGTAACCTCAGCTAATTTTCCATTGACTGCAGAAATCTCTGTCAACTTTCCTTCTACTGAAGTAATTGTAGGAAGATTAGTGTTTACATTTAGAATGCCTGCAGAATTATTAGCAACTGTCTTATAAGAAACTAGATTTTCTGCAAGTAAATTTGCTACAGCAGCTAGAGTTGTAATGGAAGCAGCGTTAGCAACAATAGTAGGAAGTAGATTCTCTAATCCTGCTACTTTCTCAACATGATTAATACTTGAAGCTACCTTACCAATGTTATACAAATCTTCTCCAGAAAATTCTGCAATTCCAGATAGAAGTTCATACTTCTCTCCAGTAGCACCTGCTGCAGAAGTACCTGCAGGAAGACCATATCCCAAAGAGGTATAAGCCTGAAGTACAGGAGTAATAGTTGCTGTAGATTCCTGAGGAGTATCTCTTGATTCCTCACCAACAATACCTAAAGCTGTTCTATAGAAATGGAAAGCAAATAGAGTACCTGAATCTCCCTTAATATTTGGAGCAGAACCAACCCAATTTAGACCAGCATCTACAAAAGTAACTCTTGCAAATGGATTAGCTGACTGAAGAATTACAGTTACCTCACTTGGAATATCTCCAAGCTTGAAGAATACTGAAATATTGCTTGTATACTTAATCTTCCATACACCTGCAATAGAAGAATCTACTGTAACATTCTGGTCTGCAGTAATTTCATGAATCTGACGGGACATATTAACTGTCTTATACTCATATTTTGGAGTTTTAAAGTCCTCAGTAAGTACAAGTTCATAATGCTCACCTAATCCCTGATTTAACCAAATATAAGGACGATATAAATCGTCAGGATTTACAGTAATCTGACCTGCTAAACCTCTAAATCTAGGAATAACACTATTAGGTGTCTTTCTCATAGAAATATCATTAGGATTATTTGGTTCAATTTCCTTATTATTTAAGATTGTTTCTAAATCATTTCTTTTTGACATTATTTTCTCCTATTATGGTTCTGTTGGTGTATCTGAAGCTGGTCTTGCTCCAGCATCTTTATAGACAGCGGTATGAGCTAAATAAATCCAATTCATATTAGAAATATTTACCTTTAATTTAGAGCCCTTACACATAAATGCAGAACCATAAACATAAACATTTCCTCCACTCTGTGTACCACTACCACAGAAATGCTGGTCAACTCCATAAGAAACAGTAGCATAAATAGAAGAATCTTTATTGGCTGTACCACCACCTTTACCTTCAATTACAACCCAACAATCTGCAGGAGCTTCCCATTCAAAACTCTCAGGTTTGTTATACTCATGTCTTACACCTGAGCTTCTTCCATATCCTCTTGGGTCATGGAATGGGAACCAACCACCAATATCTGAATTACCTGAAGGCTTTTCTGAATCACCAGAATCTGAACTACCAGAACCAGAAGATGCTGAACTCTCAAGAGTTGTAATTCTAGAATCTAATCCGGCTAAATCAGTCTTACCTGCTGTGATAGTTACATCACCTTTAAGAGTATTTACATCAGATTTCTTTGCATAATCTGAAAGGTCTACAGATGTACCACTACCTGAACCACCATTCTCTTCAAGAGCAACAACTCTCTTAGTTAAACCTGTAAGAGCATTAGTATTTTTAGAAACGCTACTATTTGTCTTGGTTAATTCAGTCTTAAGAGCATAATTAGATAAATCTACTTCAGTACCTGAACCAGTACCATTTTCTTTTAATGAAGCTACATCAGTCTCTAATTTAGAAATCTTAGTAGTATGCTCTGAAATTGTGGTGGATAGATTTTCAGGAATAGAACCTGAACCAATCTGTTCCCTTAATGCAGGAATAGTAGTATTTGTTAAGGTTGCAATATCGTTGGTATTCTTAGTAACCTGATTTGATAAAGCAGATACGTTTGCTACGTTCTCAAAACCATCTAACTTACTAATCTTAACCAAGGTTTCTTTCATCTGAGCCACAGTCTCAATATCAGTTAATGCTTCACAGATAAGATTTAACTTATCTGCTACAGTAGCTACAACATCAATTGATTCTGTCTTAGCTGATACAGCTTTAATTGCAACTAAACTGTCATTTAAGTTATTAATAACACTAAATGCAGCATTTACCTGTTCAACAGCAGAGATACCCTTTGAAATAGCCTGTAAACTATTTAAATTATTTGAAACATTGATAACAGTATCCATATTTTTAATCAAAGAAACTAAATTATCAGATACTTCACCTAATTTCTTAACATTTTCAATTACAGAAGCAACAGCTAATACAGAATTCTTATTCTCATTACAATCTAAGATGTCTTCTAGACATAAAGCAGTAGCTTTAATGTCCTTTAAATGATTATTAATACTATTAATAGCATCAATACTATCTTTAACAGCATCAATAGCCTCTAAATTACGGGTAATTGCAGAAATAGGATTATCACCAGTAAAAGTAACCTCTAAATCCTCTTCTCCAACGGTTCCCATATCATGTCCAATGAACAGACCATCTCTTTTATCCTTCAAGGCCTGTACGAGAGCCTGTAATGATTCTGCATAAGAAGTAATTTTATCTTTCTCAAGATAGACAGACTTAATGGTAGCCAGATTATCTCTAACTTCCTTTA